AATTCAAAGAGCATCGAGCTCGCTAAATCAGTTGTGTACATACAATGTAGATATAGGTTATCCGTCATCTAACGTTGTAACTGATTTTTCAATTGCCAACAATCAAAACTGGTCTTTATTTTATAAATACAACAGAGATTTAGGAAATAGTGACTATCTTACAAGAATTGATTCTAAAGGTGAAATAGAAAAAGTGTACTCACCACAGCTATCTAATGGCAGATATGAGATGACTCAATCTGATTCTACATGATGGACAAAGGTAACTCAATATCCGATAAAGGCGAGTATGACACTTAGAGGATTATTGAAACCTGCTATATTAATGCAATACGTGAAAATTAATATATGATATTTTGGTAGGTTACATATCTCCTCTGGGTATTATCTTATAACTTCACAAGAAGATAGTATAACAGTAGGAGATGGATATAAAACTAGGCTAGAGCTTTTAAGAGTAGCTGGAGCAGAGGAGATAGTTTAGTATGATAATGACTAAAGCTTACGTGACAGAATTACCCGCTGAAGGCGATAATATATTTAAAGTAAGTGTTCCTCTTATGATGGATAATACAGAGTCAGACGCTATATTTGATGCTATATTGGCTCATTCTCCAGGCATATACAAGGGAATAAATGTGGGTGATTGCGTTGTCATTGATTTTGAAGACGATAAGTATGATACAGCAATCATCTTGGGTAAGTTATTTACTGAGATAAAAGATGATGAGATGGCTTACGGCACATTCAATCAGCTTAATGTTACTGGATCAGCAGTACTCCCTGAAGACACTAAGATAGGGAAATATACTCCTCAAGATTTTTTCAATCTATATCAAGGTGTTGATATGAAAGAGGGAGGAAGTGGATCTCTTAATCCAGATGATCTCAAACAGTATGTTCAATGGACTAACACAGAGAGAACTGTAAGCGGAGAGCAGGTTGATGTATATGCTGATCATATAAGGGTGATGACAGGAGAAGAATATGATACATTAAATAGTAGCGAAAGTGAAGACTTTGATAAAGATGAATTTGATCATACGCTCTATTTCTTGTCATCGTTACCCTAATGTAGAATGATATGACCCTGTAATTAGATTGATAAGATATGTTCAACAAGATGTTACAAAGTATAAAATTTCTACAAGTATAGCGCCGGCTAATTCAGGCAGAATTTCTGGTGGCGGTAGTTATCCATTAAATAGTGTGGTTATACTTGAGGCTATACCAAATAATGGATATGATTTTATTGGTTGATCAGATGGTAGTCATATGAATCCTAGAACAATAACTGTAACAGGTGTCGCATCTTATCAAGCAATATTTGAATTAGATGATGATTCTTTTTTATATGATTTAAAAATACCGATGCCTGATTCAGGTGAAATAGATTTTTTGTACACTTCTGATATACATGAAGGTTGAAAAAATTGAGGTAGCAGTAGATTCGGTAGTGACGCTAAAATATTTTCATTAGATACAGATCAACTGACTGGTAATACACTTGTTGGTGGAGATGTTAAAGCATATCAAAATAAGTTGATTGCTGCTAACATACCTACATATTTGCTTGATTGTGGTGATTGATCACTTTTAAGTACGAGTGGAATGCAAAAAGTAATGACAACATTACAGGCTATGAATTATTTTGGTATTACATCTGGAAATTGAGAATTTAAGTGGGATCCTATTTCAACTGCATTTAATTATTTAAAGAGTATGGTTCCTTATGGATATATGTCATGTAATATAAATGATTCTAGTGGTAATGTGTTGTATCCAGGTGGTGTAAATCCAGAATTTCCAGGTTGTAAAACAATACGTGTTGGCGGCAAAAATGGTAAAAAAATCGCAGTTATAGCTGTATCCTATCCATCACCTAATGGATTTGATACATATGGTAATGTTGATGATGGTGGGAATGTTGAATATAATTATGCAACATATAGATGAAATTATAAAAAAAATGATTCTACACTTTATAGATGATATGATTCATCAAATAATGCTACAACACAACAAAATAAACAGGTAAGTCTTACAGCAAGTGGTTCTTTGTATGGTAGAATTCAAACATATGTAGATAAATTAAAAAATACATATGGATTTGATTATGTAATTGTATTTAGTCATATGGATAAATATTCAGATGAAAATTATACTGCAGATGATAGATTTTATTCAAGAGCAGATTTTACAATATTAAATACATCTGGTGTTGATGTATTAATACCTGGACATAAAAACTGATCTGTTAAAGATGCTTATACATATACTTGAAGAGATGGTTCTGGTACAGGCGTTGTTGCACCTGAGGCTGGTGGGACAATGATGAGTTTTGGTAGAATGCGATTGAATCTTAAAAATGATACAATATCATTTAAATTAATGGAATCATTAAATGATTTAAGAACTATATAATACGGGTGTTACTATGAAATGTAAGTATTGTGATAAAGAAGCAACATGGTTAAATCATTATAATAATAGTTATTACTGTGATGAACATGCTAATGATAAGGTCAAACAATTAATGCTTGAATTAGATGAATCATCAAATACTTGTAAAGATTGATTTGAAAAAATATATGAATCTGATCCAAATAAAGTAAACTTTACTTTTAAAAAGAGTAAATGAGGTAAAAAAGAAGATGCCAATAATAGTCGGAGACAAACCGATTTTTAGAATTAAACTTGCAGATTCTAATATACGTGAAGTTGAAAAAGGTGATACTCTTAAATGAGGTTTATATGAAATAACATATGTAAATAGTGGCCCAAATACAGTTCCAATTGGGTTTAATGACTATGAAAACATACCAGACTATGTCTGAGGATATCCAGATTATTCTGAAGAAGATTTTTACTTATATAAGCCAGATGATGCGTCAGCAACTGAAACAGCATATATATTAGGATCATCAAATGCATTTAATTCTCACTGTGATGGTTGGTATAGTAATAGAAGTTGTACAACATTAAATTATATACCTGCTATAACAAGAGATTTTCATAGAGATCTTACTTTATACTGTAAATGAAGACAGAGAAGATACTCATGAAATGGTGTATATGGATATGACAAAGACACTGTTGAAACTGTGCAAGAATGAGTTTGAGTGGAGGATTAATTTATGGCATTTACACCATTGGCAACATTAGGTCAGACTACACCACACTATTCATCACCACGTTCATCAGATGTTACAGATAGCAGTTCAGTAAGAAATGTAAGAACTAATTATGAATCATATTCTAGTTCATATGGTATTAGTGGTGGTTGTACATGATGATGTTCTGCAAGATCTCAGAAAGTAGGTGGTTATTCATTTTCTGGTTTAGGAAATGCTGCCAATTGATATAATAACTATACAGGAACAAAGTATTCTAAAAATTATTACAATAGCATAGCTGCAGGTGATATATTATGTTTTGATGACGGTGATCTTGGTCACGTTGCTTTTGTTGAAGCTAGAAGTGGAGATTCAATATTAATATCTGAAGCCGCTAATTCAAGTAATCACCCAGCATGATTATGCGTATGATGAGTAAGCATTTCAAGTAGTCTTGCGAAGGGGTATCATTGATGATGAAGCAGTGAAAGCTTTGAAGGCTTTTTAAGAAATGCAACATCTGGTGGTGGTACAGTAGACCCAGACAATCCACCAGAGCCTTTACCTGGAGAACAAGGTCATTGAGAACTTGTTACACATGAAAGGGTTGTTACAACACATTATCAATATAATTATACTTCACATTGAAATAATGGTAGATCTATAAATGGTGCTGGAGATGCTGGCTTATATCAAGGTGATGATGGTACTCAAGATTTACCAATGGCGCCATCACCATCACAGTCACCAAATAGATATAATCAAATATGAGAACCTATAAATTGTTTTACAGAAGAAAGAACAATGACATATGATAGTACAGGTCATCCAGTATGATCTGAATGAACTATAGTTGATCAAGGAAGTAGTACAGTTCCAGTTGGAACATATGCACCTTTACCTGGATGAAATATGGAATGAGATGATGAGGATGGATAATGAGATCGATACAATTTCCAGAAATGTTTACGCGTACAGTCACTAATACTGTAAGTGACTATGATGCTACACTGCAAAATTTAAAAATGTTACTTTGATCTGAAAAAGGAGAGCTTTTTGGTGATCCTTACTACGGTACTGGAATCAAGCGGTATCTGTATGATCAGAATGATGCTGTTTTAGTAGATATTTTAATTGATGACATCTACACAGCAATAACACTATTTATGCCTCAGATTAAAGTTAACAGAAATGATATTCAATTATTCAGAAGTAACAAAGGAGAGGTTACAGCTAAAATAAAAGCTCTAAATAGAGCTGATTATAGCACAGATATGTACGATATTGTTCTTCTTCAAGCGGAAGTCTAAAGTTAGTATATTATTTAATATAAGAGGATTAAGATATGAGTGATAATAAAGATATATCAGCGTTAAGTTATACAAACAAGGATTTCGGTTCGATATATCCTGAGATGTTAGACTTAGCTAAAGAGCTTACAAATAAATGGGATCCGTCTCAGTCGAATGAGTCAGATCCAGGCGTTGTTCTCATTAAAGAGGGTGCTTTTGTAGCCGATCATAACAACTATAATATTGATAAAAATATTTTAGAGGCATTTCTTCCTTCAGCTACACAAGATAGATCTGTTAGAAATATAACTGAAATGAATGGTTATACACCAAGATACTATGTCTCTGCTAATGGAGATGTTACTTTTGTGTGGAATCAGCCAGCTGAAGATGAGAATACTGATTTGTTTTCAGTTCCTGCGTTTACATTTGTTATATCTAATGCTGAGGAAACGGTTTCTTACACACAAATAGAAGACTTAGCTATATCTGGATCTGGAATTCCTTCTACATGTAGATTTATAGAGGGTACTCTTCAGACTCTTTCGATAAATGATGATTCTGTAATATCACTTGAAAATTTAGACGATAACAACAGGCTGTATCTACCAGAAACAATGGTTGCTCAGAATGGTATCTATGTTAGAAATATTAATACAGATGACTATGATAGCGTATGATCTAGAAATAATTATTTATTAACTCAACCTCTAGGATCAAGAGTCTATAAAATTGACTATGATTCACTTAGACTTCTACCTTATATTGAATTTCCTACTGATATAGCTAATTTAATCGGTGATGGTTTACAGATTCAATATATAGCTACATCAGGAATTCAGGGAAATGTCAGTGCAAATACACTTACTAAGATATTAAGTCCATCAACATTCAAGGATACTGGCGATGGTATCGAGCGTTTAGCTGAGAATTTCTCTGTGTACAATGCTGGAGCTATTACTAATGGTAAAGATCCTGAGACTATCGATGAGATGTATCAGTCATTCAGAAGAATAGTCGGTACTTTTGATACGCTTGTTACTTGTAAAGATTATGAGAACAGTATATATTCATTGACAGATAGCAATGATAATCCTCTTGTGTCAAATGTTTATGTTACTGATAGAAGAACTGATTACAATAAATCAGCTCAAATCATAAGTTGAGATATTGAAAATAACTTCAAGAGATTTAAAACTATAAGTACTGATAAGTGTTCTCTAAATTTCATGGGGCATAAGACGTTAGAAGAGATTGGCTCTATGAACAATAGCGGCACAGGAAATCCAGGAGATATGTACTATGTTGCAGGCGATAATGACGATGCTCCTGGAAGTCTATATATAAATATGTCTACGAGAGCCGGTGCTGCTAACTATGTTGCCCAACAGTATATTAATTTGAATGACTTTGCTGTGCTGACCCAAGCGATGACTCCTTATGATCTTGTATTATATGGTCTAAAAGCCTTTTCAATGAGTGACTATAACGCTGATAGATTCTGAGTAGCGTACAATAACTCATTCACTCCAATATCAGCGAGTATTAGAGAAGAGATTAAAAATGATATAGAGGAATTTAAATGTATTTCTCATACATGGAATGATCCAGATACAAATGATATATACTGCTTCAAGAACTACGCTCCTCTGAATGTTTTAATTACTCCATATAAAAAGGTTACTGAAGTTGAGAAAAATGAGATTATTAATAATATTCGTAAGACACTGTCAGAGCAGTTTAATCCTAGAAGACTTCAGTTTGGAGTAAAGCTCGATGTAGAGGATATCGAAGCAAAGATAGTAGAATCAGATTCTAGAATAAGAAGAGTAGATGTATTACCAATTCAGTACGAAACAAAGGCTATGAGAACAGATGGAAATGAAAGTCCTGTTGAAGGTGACTTACTTCTCGATCTTGTTACAAAGAATGTCTTAGCCGGAAGAATATGTCTGTTTGACTTTAAAAATGACTTTGAGTATGATTATGGACAGACCGATGGTCATGTATATAAAAGTCAATCATCGATTAAGACTGAGCTCTATATTCCTCTGACACAAGCTGATGATGAAAATGCTACAAATGAGTCACAGGATAGAGTTTTCCGTAAATCAATAAGAATAAAATCTAATGGTCAAAATATTAAATATATTTTAGTAGCTGAAAAGGCAATTGGCAATGGTCTAATGATCAATCTTAGACCAAATACTGATGATAAACTTGTTATTCAAGAACTAGAGAATAATAAAGTTGTTAAAGAGACAACATATAAGAGTTCTCTAGATGAAACAATTACTATTGAAAATAAGCTTGATTCTGGATCACTTCAAACAGCGTCTTCTGCTACTTTATTAGGAAGAGGCGATATTATTGTCTATGTTTCTACTGCTGTTGAATCAGTTCAAAGTAGTGTAATTAATCTAGACAATTATACTTTAAACAAGAACGAAGCTATTCAAATTATCTATCCAAACTATTACTCAGACACAACTTACTCTGTCTATGTAAATTACAGGTACATAGGAGATGTTGGTGATTCTATAAAAGCTAATACAGATCATACACTTAAGGCCAGTGAGAAAATAGTTCTTATATATACTCTAAACGGAGCTCAAAGAACTGATATATTGTATCCAGGAGATGTTGTATATACATCATTTGATATGATACCGACAGATCAGTCAGCAACAGTTGGAATAAAGAAAGATTGGAATGACAGATTATCTGACGGAAATATTGAAACACATATTGCAGAAGGATTTAAGTCTCTCGGTACTAATCAAACTATTTCAAAGCGTAAACTAATGACAACTGAACTAAATAACGCCGGAATATGATGCTATTGAATAGTTGATTCAGAAGACGGCGAAACTATGTCATTGTTTAACAGTGGATCAAAGACGAGAATATTAAGAAGTAACGAGTATTTTATTTACACAAACTCTGATTTAAATGAATTGATTATCTTAGGTTCTGGTACTAAGCTAACAAGAACAGATGATGATAATTCATGGTGAACAATACCGACGAATACTCTTACTGTTGAAGCTATTTCTAACAATGGAGTATCTACAGCAATTCCTTGAAGAAAAAATATAGCATTTGAT